GAGACCTTTGTCTATGGTGATGCTACGGCTAATCCGAAGCAGTTCGATGGTTTAAGAAAGCTCATTGATACCGCTACTGCTAGTGACCAGGTGATTGCCGCCGGGGCTAGCGGGGCTACCCTGACTTTATCCATGCTTGATGAGCTTATTGATGCCGTAAAGGGGGGCAAGCCTACCATACTGCTGATGAGCCGCCGCTCCAGGCGTAAGATTAACGCCCTGGCCAGAGCCTCTGGTGGTATGATGGAGACCGACCGCGATAAATGGGGCACCTTCGTTCAGTTCTGGGATGGTATTGCCATTGGCGTCAATGACTGGATATTGGATACCCATGTAGTTAGTGGAAGTGTCGAGACAGCCACCACCGGCGGTGACTGCTCTACAATCTACGCTATCCAGCTTGGGGAAGGGGCACTCTGTGGCTTAACGGCACCAGGTCACCTTACCGTAGAGCCAATCGGCTCACTCGAAACCAAGGACGCTACCAGGACTAGGATTAAGTGGTACTGCTCCCTGGCGCTGTTCTCAGCCATCAAAGCAACTGCCTTAATCGGCGTTCAAGACTAAACTAAATCCGGGGAGGGGGTTTTAACTCCCTCCCCCAGGAGGTAAATTATGGGATTTACAGTAGTAGAACACATCGAGCATCCTTTGGCCAGGGGTAACCTGACCTCGGACGGAGTTCAATGGAGTGCGGAAAAGACTACCACTACTGATGACTATGAAACGGTAGAAGAGATTACTGTTAACCCACCACAATTGGGGGCTATTATTGAGTTTGAGTTTGGGCTTACCTGTGCGGTAAAGTCCAGCGGCGGCACCGAGTCGGTGAAATTCAAATGGCAGGCGCGAAATAAAGGTGGAGCCTGGGTCGACCTTCACGACGAGGTGACTTACTCGGCTGATGCTTCAGCCTATAAGGAATACACCTATAGCGGTCGTTTCAAACCAGAAACCAACTTCAATGCTGTGCCCTTTGATATTCGGCTGGCAATCAAGTCAGGTACTGCTGGCGGTGAGAATGCCGTTGGTAAGACCAAGAACTCAAGCTATATCAAGGTAATCTATGCTGCTGCGTGAGGTAAGTAATGGAAATCGAGAGAGATTTTATCTTTGACCCCAGCCTGGTGCTGTATTTGCCTCTATACAAGCTGGATGGTGCTTCCTTCATGTCTCAGGATGCCCATGGCCATTTATGCACCGTTACTGGTGCTTTGTGGACGCCTCAAAGCAGATACTTTGATGGAACGGATGACTATATAACCGTTGGCGATGAGTCCACGTTCAAGTTTATGCACGGTGCACTTAATACTTCAGGCTTTCAGTTTACAATTGAAATGGTTGTAGCACTTGATGACCCAGCTTCTTCCTCAATGTATATTCCTGTGGGGACTATGGACTATGGGCAATCAGTCACCAGGGGTATATGTTTTGGTATTGGGAATAATCGCACCCTCTATATGGAAATAACTACTGGTGTATATGCAGTTAGAATATTGCAGGTCACTAGCAGTAAGTATATCCGCCCTAACGACACAGACTTACATCAATTTGCCTTCACCTGGAATCAAGGGTTGGCTAATGCAAACGGCATATTCTATGTGGATGCAGTGTCCGATACACCAGTTGATAAATCAGCCAATACACCAGACACGGGAAATTCAAAATATCCCCTACACATAGGCGTTGATGGGACTCACTATCAAGACCTTCCTGGGAAAATTGGGGTGGTCAGAATCTACAACCGTGCTTTAAGTCCTCTGGAAATTCAGCATAACTATCTAGCGGCTAAGTGGAGGTATAGATGAAATATAGAGTCAGAATTGATTTGTCCTTTGCTAACGAAGCTGACGCTCAGTCTTTGATGGCTTACGCTAAAAACCTATCTAGTAAGGCGGTTAGTATCAATGAGGGCGGGGTTAATGAGGAGATAGCCTTCTGTGATTTGGAGCTCTGCCGCCACGATGAGGCCCTTCCGCAGAAGGGCTGCGAGAAACTGGAGAGAGTAGAAATTAGAAAAGGGGTGAGGTAGATATGAATCTAACCGATATGAGAGCCATAGTCAGGCGTGACCTCCATGATGAGGACGCTAACAACTACCACTGGACTGATGATGAGCTGGATAGGCATATTGCCCATGCCGTTCAAGACTTCTCCGAGGCTATCCCGTATGAGCAGAAGGCAGTTAAAGCTACTACCTCGGGCTCCAGGGAGATTGACATATCCACTATAACCGACCGCATCATGGTCGAAGCCGTGGAGTACCCGGTAGATAAATTTCCCAAGAGATACCAGCGCTTTTCCCTGTGGGCGGATAGCCTGACCCTTCTGGGTGATGAGGTTCCTGATGGTTCGAATGCTTATATCTACTATGGCAAGCTCCATACCCTCGGCGAAAGCTCCACCATCCCTGCTATGTATGAGGACTTAATCGCTGCCGGCGTCGGTGGCTATGCCGCCGTCGAGTGGGCAGTATATGCCATCAACCGGGTTAATGTCGGTGGCACCCCGACTCCTGGAGAGTTTCTTGCCTGGGGCAAAGAAAAGCTTGCCTACTTTAAGGCTGAACTAAAGAGGCTGGGGAGGAGAAACCGGGTTAGAATCCGCTCTCTCTATAAACCCTACTATCCGGCAGTGTCTAAATCGACCGACTACGGTCCTTGATAAGCGGGGCGTCTAATAGGGGCCCCTCATTAAAGGCTCAAAGAGTGTCAAAGAGAGGCGAAGCCTCTCTTATAAAACGAATTCCCCCTCCCTTATCAAGGGAGGGGGATAAAGGGGGAGGGTTACCTAATGGAAATCAAAGGAGGTGAGGTAGATATGACTGTAAAAGAAGGGTTACCCAAGACTAAAGAGGGGTTACCTGAGGAGGCTTTTGCTATCGTCGGAGACCCGGAAGACCCTGAGACCTGGAAGCTACCCCATCATAAGAAGAGCATCTTTAGAGCCCTGCGGGGGAAGCTTGATATTGAGAAGACGGTTGACTGGGAGCGGATGCCGGCTACCGTAGCTGCTCTATCACCTGGGGGCTACCGTGGGCAGAGAGTAGATGCTAACCCTGAGCAAATTCTTCAGGCAGCTAAACACTTGGCAGCTCACTACCGACAAGCAGATAAGCCTCTACCTGATACCCTCGCTGCTCTGGTGTAAGAGGGGGCAAGGAATATATCCCAGACCAAAAGGGTAAATGAAGCGAAGGATAGAGGAGCAATGCGAAGTCTAACATCAACATTACTAGCCGCTCAGAAGGAAGCCAGTCGTACCCCTTTTGTTAAGGTGGAAGCCAAAAATAAGATTGCTGGTGTAGTGAGGCTTGATTGGTCGAGGCTTTATACCGGTTCAGAGGATGATTATTTCCATGCTGTAACTATGCCCGGTGATGGCTCACTTATCAGAGCTAGGATAACCCTGCCTGCCGATTCCAGAAAGCTCTACAGACAGAGGGTGGCTAATCCCGGTCCTTCATCGGATTTCAGTACCTGGACCTACACCAACCAGTATAACTGCATCGTTGTGGCAGCCGCTTCTCTGGGGGCTGAGGTCTCTATTTTTTGGATAAACTCCAGCAGGCAAATCCGGCGCATAAAGAGCACAGACTATGGTGTTAATTGGGGTAACCCTGAGCTTATTGATTATTCTGCCACCACCGCCATCTACGGCCTGGCTGCCACCTACAAGCCTAACGGTGATTTGGCTATCTTCTATGCTGACCACGCCACCCTCTATGTTAAAAAGCATGTCGGCGGTAGCTGGCAGTCTAAAGCTGCCTGGGACAAAACTACCGGTGACCTCTCAGGTGTAGCCGCCTTCTATGATAATGACTGGAATCTCTTTGTTACCGGTGAAGATTCGGCAGATAACTTTAAGCTGTGGAGCTTGATATACGGCGATGGTGGCGATTTAGCACTTGGCACCTGGTCAGACCTTAAGGAGTTCGCCTCAGCTCCCTCGGATGGTAACTTTGAATATTGTAGAGCATTCATAGACAAGCCAGATGTCTATAGGTGCTTCTATATTGAGAAATTTACCGGCACCGAAGCCTATAACCGCCCCTTCTGGTCTCCCTCCGTCGCCGATACCAAGTTTCTGGAAAACTTGTGGCATGAGCCAGTCCCGTGTGACCTGTCAAGTGAGTATGGTGTGGCTATTGCTCACCATGGCGATTATTGTTGGCTGTCTACCCCCTATGGTGTGTGGCGAGCTAAGCTAACACCGCAGAGCCTCGATTTAACCGCCGATATCCTATCCTTGAGGCAGGAGACTGAGGAGAGCCAGGGAAAGCTAACCATTGAACTCAGGAACGATGACGGACGCTATGCCTCGTTGCCGTCACCGCTTGATATTGGCTGCCAGTTAGAGGTCAGCCCTGGCTATGTTACCTCTCAGGGAAACGAGGTCAGCTCAGGGCAAATCTTTACCTTGGAAGCCTATGAGCACACCAGCTCAGGGGGTAAGGCTAGTCTTTTTCTTTATGCCCTGGATGGGTGGGGAGAGATAAAGGCTTGGAGAGCCAGGCACCAGTTCCGGTGGAATAAAGCCTCCAGCGAGATGAGCGTTAAGCAAATCCTTGAGTTTGTTCTGGCCAGAGTTGGCTTAAAGCTTGAGGTAAAATCCCAATCATCCGTTATAACTAACTACTACCCTGATTTCACCATCTACACCAATAATGGGGGCGACATTATCATCAGCAGATTGCTACCCTTCGTCCCTGATGTGCTGTTTATTGAAGGCAATAAAGCCTACGTGGTGAATCCCCAGTCTTCTGACAGTTCGGTTTATTCCTACGGGCAAGCTCATCCCATATTGGAGGGTAGATACCGAAAGGGAGCCTGGGAGCTTAATCGGGTTCAGGTCGAGGGCTACGACCCGGAAAATGAGGAGCAGGTAGTTGTTGATTCCTTCTCCTGGAACCAGATAGCCAGG